ATTTTATCACGATCCTGCTGATACGCCCATTCGGTGTCATATCTTGTATCAGAAATTTTATCACGATCCTGTTGATATGCCCATTCGGTGTCATACCTTGTATCGTAAACCGCGTCGCGTCCCTTCTGATACTCCATACCTTCATTATACTGGCGAACCGACTCGTCGAACTGGGTCTGCCATTGCTGATCTGCAATCGCGTTACGGTAGTCGGTGTAAGCGTAATTCTTATCGTCGGCATAAGCGCCGTAAGCAAAGTTACGATCGTCCGCGTACTTGCCGTAAGCAAAGTTGCGCTCGTCGGAATATTTGCCGTAATCGAAGGAACGCTCGTCCTTGTAATCGCCCTGAAGGTAGTCCCTCTCGGAAGCCCATTGATTGTAGCCGTCAACCCATCTGCCGTAATCTTGGTTCTCTTGCTCGGAAAGCAAGCCGTACTGGTTATACATTTCCTGTCCCTCTTGGTTGTACTGATCGCGAGCCATTCCGTAAAGCTCGGGTACGGCCTCGTTCAGTTGTCGGAGGTATGCTTGATAGGCTTGATTACCTGCGGACGAAGCGTAAGAGTTTCCGTAACCGCCTGTCATAGCCGCCGCTTGTCCCATAACGTCCTGCGAAGCTATCTTTCCAAGCGCAGTATATTGATCCTTCATCTGCTGATACAGCGCGTCTTCGTTGACGTCGTAAGAGAATTTCTCGCGGTTCAGAATACGGTCGATCATGCCGTTGATCTGTCCCTGCCACGTCGATTGATATTCACCGGGCTTTGCGGCAAGATGCGACTGAAGCGCGTTGTAAGCCTGCTTCACAGTGTCGCTTTGCGCGTAATCGTTATACGAAAAGTCGTCATAGGAGAAGTCGTCGTAAGTAAAACCCTTGGACGCGGCGGGAGCACTCCCTGCGGAAGCAGCAGGGGCTGACCCCACGGACGCGCCGTCCGCGTCAAGGTTAGTGCCCTTTTTGAGCTTTTCCTCGGGACTGTCCTTAAGTTGCTTTTTTGTAACACTCATTTGTTGTTTTCCTCCGTTTGTTTTGTGTTGCTTGAAGTCTTCTTTTCCAAGTCATTGAGAGCATATTGAATATCGCCCACAAGCTGAAGCAGATAGCTCTTCATTTGCGCAAGCTGCTCTTTTTCGGTAGCACCCGTGATGCTGGGCGGTCTTAATTTATAACTCATTACAAATCACTCCCTCGCTCGATAGTTTGGCAGATAGAGTATATCTTTGCGTCTCCCTCGCCAACGATCTTAAGCCGCAGGTGATCGCACCGCAGCGGTCTGATCGGAACGGGGAAAGATCTGAGGTTCATTCCCACCATGGTGAATAGATATTGCCAATGCCCGTCGGAATCATACTCGATAAAGAACATCACGCGCGAGCCCACGGGGATATTCATTCTCACGTCAAGCCTTGAAATGTACTTTTTGTCGGGAGAATCCGTACCGATCACGCCCGTAACTGCTTCCCACTTGATAGGAGCGGTGTCGCGCGTACCCGTGCCAAGCACCGTTTTGATCTGCATATCATGACAGTCGATATAATAGAGATCGCCACGGCAATTGCAGAACTGCAACACTTGAGTGTTATCCTCTCTGTGCCACATACCCTTTAAGGTATCGTAAACAAAGAGATCATACCGCCCGCTGTCGTTAAGCATGGAAACGTAATACTTGTTGCCAAGGTGTCCCGCTACCGCATTGCTGTACGATACGTCACCGAGCGCGGAAGAGATTTCCACGGGGAGCGAGCCGTCGTAAGCGCATACCGCCGAACGAGCCTTGTAATACAAGGTTTCATTTACAATGGCAAGGCTGCGCGAACAGCCGCTTTGTACGCCTCTGCAAGCCGTTGTGAGTATCTGATAGTTTGCGGGGTAGTTGCCGTATACCTTGTGCACGCAGCCTTCCTTAAAGAAAAGCGGGTAGCCAAGGTGAGCAATAGCACCCGTAAACGGTCCGTCCGTACCAACGGTCACAGCGTAAGAGTCGGTGGAAATGCCCGCAAAGCAATTCCAATTCTTAAAGTCGCCAAGCTTGCAAGCGTAGATCTCGTTTACCATATTGCCGTTCACGTCGTCGCCGTAGCGGCAGCCCCAAAGGCGGTTTTCCGACTCTATGATAAAGTCCATATTCGGCATATGTCGCTTTACCGTAACGGCTGCTTCCTGCGTGACCACTTGGTCGATAATACCTGTAACCACGATATAGCCGTCGCCTCGCGCCTGTATCACCATAGAGCTGTTCAGATCGGCAAGAGCTACGTCCTCTATGCCCGAGATCGTAACGCCGTCGCCCTCGGAAAAAGGAATGCCAATACCTGAGGCGGATATTTTCACGTAGGTTGAAGCAATGCTGATCCACATAGCACTCGTAGCGGAATACTGCTTCAAAGCGTTGGGAATGGTCGAGGTATCAAGCCACAAGGCCATATTTTGGGGATTGGTCGGTGCTGTCGATTGAATAGCCATATTGCCGTATGTCTCACCGTCAATCTTGCATAGCGAGATCGTCACGGTGGATTTTGTGGTCACGGTCGCCTCAATGCTGCCGTTGTCCGTATGGTCGGCGGTATTGATGTATTTTTTATCGGGCATAATAATGACGTATGCACCCATAGAAATCAAAGTTTTGGGGATAACCTTGCCGCCGGCGTCCTTGTCAACGGTAAGTCCCATAGAAATTCGATCTTCGCCAATAATAAAGTCGCCGCCGTCCACGTAGCATAGCGAATCCTTCGTGATCATGCCTTGCACAACGCTCGGTACTGCAAAGACGCCACGCGCAGGGCGGGGAGAGAGAACGGGATAATCGGCAGAAGTCAAGTTTGTCATATCGTAAAACTCGCCGTCACCGATGCGGAGATTGTGATTATATCCACGGAACACGTCAATCATTTTTCTTGATGCCTGAAGTTCAGACAAAAAAGGGTATTTCATGATCATTCCTCCCGTCAAAAGATAAATCTGCTTCCGCGACTGATCGGCATATGGTCTCTGTTGTAGTGTTTTTCAAAGGCGGTGTACACAGAGTTATACATCACCATGCTGTTGTTGTACTTGCCGTACTCGTTGTTGGCATAATCGATCTGCATTTCAAGGTAGCGGACATACACCTCGTCGTAAGGCGCGGGCACAAGAAGCTTTGTGTTAGGATCTGTTTCTGTCGTATATCCGGAAAAAGCAACGTTCTCGCCTCCCTCGTGCGTATCAATGATCTCTGCCTTAATAATGCCGTCAAGCTCCGACAGCCACTTGATTTTCTCGGTTTGCGAGTAAGTGTTCGGCTTAACGGTATCTACGCGAGTGATAGCCTCGATGATTGTCATTGTAGTATCCTCCTATCAAAAAAGGGGGCAAACGCCCCCAATGTTATGTGGACGCTCCGGGCAATGGCTGATTTGCCTTTTGGAGAAGCTCGTCAACTCGCTCGTCCATAATATTCTGTGCCGCCAAAGATCTGTCAATCTCTGCCTTAATGTGGGGCGGCACCAAAGATGTCTTGCCTCTCGGAAGAATGTAGTTTACACCATTCACTCCGACGAAGAAATTAGGCTCGTCGTTGGCCGCGCCTCTCGGGATATATACCTCAACGCGGTCGTCTTTCTTGGTGGTTTCCTCGACGGGATTATTGGTGGTTTCCTCGACGGGATTTTCTTTCTTGTTGGTTGCCATATTAAGCCTCCTTGTAAAATTGTAAGGGGGCGGGGCTTATAAAACCTCGCCCCCCTTTGAAATATTAGTTAGGATCGTCAGTTGCGCTGTAGCTCGAGCAGCTCATGATACGGAGTACGCGCTCCGCATAGAGCATGGTCGCGCCGTTGGTCTCGAACTTGTAGCCAATGGTGCTGAACTGATTGAGAGGACCGCCTACCTGAGACTTGTCCTTTACGATCATTTCAAGTGCACCGCCGTCGGGGTCAATGATGCCGAAGCCGTCCTTGCCGAACATATAGTTGGCGTAGGTTGCGCCGCCTGCCTTGTTGGTATAATCACCCTTCATGATAGGCGCGAATACGTCCTCAATGAAGCGGCAGCCGTGCAGCTCACCGATCTCACCGTTGAAGATCTCCTCGGGCTTTGCGTACTTGTGCGCCTCAATCCATGCCTCGGACTTGCGCAGATCGTATGCAACGGAGGGAGTGATCACGCAGTAGTACTTGCCGTTGATGGTAGGAACGCGGTTCTTCTTCATGATGGTAACTGCCTTTGCTACCATATCGGGAGTGAACGCACTCATGACGGTAGCGGACGCTTCCATTTCACCGGGAGCGGTAGGAGTGCCTGCAACAGCACCGGTAGCGAGAGTGATGTTATCGCAGTACAGAACGTTGGTGTTGACGAGCAGAGCGTCACGGATCAGCGTTTCCTGCGTCTCTGCCGCAGATGCGCCCATTTCCTCGGTAGCACCAAGGATAACGTCGTCGTATGCGCGCAGCTCGAGAATGTCGGTCACGGCAGCGTAAGTACCGTACTGATCGATAGAGCCGGTCTTGGAGCTCATACCGAACTTCTGACCGGTGGGAATAACACCTTCCTGAAGCTTGGAAGCCTTTGCAAAGGTGTTCCACTTTCTCCACTCCACGGTCTTGCCGTGATTCTTGGGAAGCTTCTGCTTCTTGGCGAACTGTGCATAGAACATCTCGACGCGAGCGTTTTCAAGCAGCTCGGTGTCATAGAACGTCTTGAGCTCACCGTTCATGGTGTTGGTAGCGTCAAACGCGGTAGTATTACCGTCGTATGCGTTAACGTAAGAGCCGGTCGCATTGACAAGAGTACCAGCGTCAGCAAACAGCTGAAGGTTCAAAATGAACATAATGAAATTCTTCATGGATATTTCTCCTTCCAAAAATAATTGTTTTTTCGAGGAGAAATGTACGCGCGGTTATCGTTTTCCGGGATACACTTTCTCCCCACGAGCCATTCTTTCGAGGAGATCCTTCTTAAAGGCTGCTCTCTGCTCGGGGCTCGCTTTACTGTAGTCGAATGTGGTCACGGAAGGTGCTTGACCTGATGCGCCTGCCTCGTCGGGACGTCTGCTGCCTGCCTGAATAGATTGGGAGATATGTTGCGCTGTTCTCTGCGCTGTTGCCTGCATAGCGGCTGCTTGGATCTCGTTTCTGTGTACGGCATAATATGCGTCCTCAACGCTGATACCGACGTTAGGAGAGGTCATTCGAGCAAACGCGGGGTTTTGAAGCTCTTTCCTAAGATCGAATTTAGGGAACACCTTTTTCAGAGCCTCGCCCTCTCGGGTGATCTTGTCAAAATGTGTTCTCAGTCTCTGATCTTCAATGGTTCTCGCTTCCTCGCGCTTCGTGCGTGCCGTGTCGCGCTCCTGTTGGTCGATCTTCTTGGCGGTTTCTACCGATACGCCCATAGAAAGGGCTTTGTCCTCGTAGTAGCCGTCGTCGTCGTTGATCTTCTTGGCGAGTGCGTCGTAATCAATGTTTGCGGGGTCAAGACCGTATTTTCTTGCAAGGAGCTCAAGCGAAGGCGTGATCTTGCCGAGCTTTTCTTCTGCTCCCTTGGCAGTTTTCAGGCGAGACTGCACAACAGATTGCATATTCTTGTTGTACTCGGGGTCTGCCATGATCTCGTCCCAACTCATACGACGTGGGGCATTGGCGTTAGTTTCTTCCGTAGGTGCTTCCGTAGCAGCGGCGGCCTGCGTCTTAGGTTCTGCCGCATCGTTTGCCTTGGGCGCGGTGCTTGCCGTGCTTGCGGTAGGTTTTGCGGCGGTTCTGTTCGCCCGTCTGCGAATCTTATCTTCGGGAACACCCAAATCCCGAAGCCTCTGTTCGGCGTCAACAGTCGCATTATCGCCCGTGGTGGCTGCTCCCTCTCCGCCTCCGTCACCGGCTCCTTCACCGGCAAAAAGCTGTAGGTTCAGCCAAAATTGGTTTTTCATGAGTAAATCCTCCGATATAATCTACCGCTTTCGGGGCGGTGAGTCCCTATACATAGCCTTGCGGCGTATATACCTTATTCGTTGATGGTGTAGCTGACGTTATCGGGATAATTCGCCGCCAACAGCTCATATCCTGCACAGATCGAATCAAAGATCAGCGTGATAGCACCCTTGTACTGTTCGAGTGCTTCACAGCCAACAGTACCGTTGCCGATTTCAAGATTGATAATGGCGTTGGTAGCGTGTCCGTTCTGCTGCATACCGTTCACGGACGCCGCGATGGTGTAGATCAGCACGGAAGCAGCCGCGCAAATCAGATCGTGACCGGGCTCACCGCTGTAAGCGTGTCCCTCCACCGTGATCTTATTTTCTTTTCTGTCATAGACTGCCTTAATCATATGTTCTCACCTCTTTCAACTTGGCTGTGATGCCTGATTGGAGCGGGCTCTTGCATTCTGCACGCCCTTGGTTTCCTTTTTGCCGTTGCCAGCAATATGGTCACTCTGCATAAGGCTTGCCGTGCCGCCCGAAGCGGGAGCACCGCCGCCACCCGTTGTCATCATAATGTCCTGTGCAATGCCTTCTGCCGACGCGGGATCTATCTTCTGCGCCATAACGAGCGCAAGCTGCATATATTGCAGCAGCTTCTGATACATCGTGCCGTTCTGCGCCACCTTCTGCATGATGCCGTCCTTGCCGTCAAATTCCATCATATCAAGGCACATAAGCGTCTGATCGGTCATCTGCGGATTGAAAAAGCCCATCTTGAAGAACTGCAAAGCAAGCTCGTTCTGCGTGACCTTGGTATATACGTTCTTCTTCTGCGCCGATACCTTAATATCGAACACGGGAAGTCTGAAGCCCTGATCTTGACCGAATGCGCTGCCTTGCGCCTGCTGCTGAATGCCCGCGTTGGTGTAGCTTACATACTGCTCTGCGCCGTACTGGCCGAGAATACGGAACTGACGTGGCATATCGTAGAACTGGCGTATCAATTCGATGCACAGCTCAATGATCTTACCGTATGCGCGATATGCGGAGCGCGTGCTGTCCTTACTGCCCTTGCCGCTTGCTTCCTGCAAAGCAGCAATAGCGGAAGCAGCCGTGACGCCCGAACTAACGTTGCCCGTGCTCGTCTCGGTATTGCCCGACGTTTCGCGCAGCTCCTGCACGGCTCTGTCATACACGTTGATGTAGTTTCCGTCGAGCGAATTATGCTGAATGACGCGGAGTGAGTTTTCGTCCGTGCTGCCTGCAACGTGCACGATAGGCTTTGACAGATCAAGGAACTCTTCCTCATTGATCGCACCGTCACCGCGCGAGAAGTAACGAGGCGCAGCACCTACCTGTGCATTCTTGACAAAGCTCGTGTTGAGAATGTCAATGGTGGTCTGCGGGCTGCGGCACAGATCAACGTAGCCGTAACCGCAAGGAGAACCCTCAATAGGGTACAGAGCATCGAACACGTAAGGGTACAAGCCGTGATCGTACAAGCCGCGCTCTGCGACGGAAGGACCGGCTTCCACGACAATAGGTTGACCCGTAATAGGATCAACAGCAGGCTTCGTGGGTCGCTGCACGTCGTTCTCGGTCGCATATATGACGACATCACCCACGAACTTACAGTACTGCAAGGTGTTCTTGCCACCGATATACTTGTGATAGTACACGTCAATGACCGTGTGCTTGTTCTCGGTATTCACGTGATCGTCGTAAAGGAACTTGGTGCTCATAAAGGACTGACCTTTTAGCTTACCCGCAAGCTCGGGGTATTTCTGCTCCAAAATGTCCTTGTCCCAAAGCTCGGTATGGAAGAAATAGCGGCTCTTTTGAATGTCGGTTACGCCCGGCTCCCAATAGATGTTCAGCAGATTGACGCGCTCGACGGCAATATCTCCAAGTCCGTTAAGCTTGGACTTGTCCCAAATGATCTTATATACGCCCGTGCCCGTCTTGATCTTCTGCCACATGGCGTCGGAATAGGTGCTTTCAAAGTGGTTCTGTTCAAGAATACAAGGCACAATGGAGGACAGCATACGCGCCTCGCTCCTGTCACCTTCCTCACGAGGCAAGATGTTAGGCTCGGGAAATGCGTCCATAGCGTCGGCGTGCTTGCTGACGATTACGTTGTGCAGCCAGCCCGAAACGCTCTTATAGTCGCCGTCCTTGCCGATGTTGGTCTGTTCCTGCTCAACCTCGGAATTGCGGAGCTTCCACCAACGCTCGGATTCCAAGATGCGCCGTTCCGTGTTGGCCTTGCCGCTCTTGTATTCTTGCAGAATGTGCATGAACTCCTTGACCTGCTCCGCACCGATCACCGCTTGCGCACTCGCCATAGGCTGCTGCGTTTGGTAACTTGCCGGTAACTTGCCGGTAACTTGCTGGGCGGTATCGGGCTTATGTTCGATTATCATGTGGGGATCTCCTCTCTTAATAACGTCGTAATTGCGTAAACTGATTCAGCGGGTCAGATACGATAGGCTTTTGCTCCTTCGGTATGATCGGGGATATCGGGCGTGACATACACATATACCGCACCTCGTCGGGGCAATGGTCCTCAAGCGTCGTGTCAATGTCCTCGGGCCTTGTCTCCGAGTACATCATCAGCGGCATCGTGCGGATAAATGCCTTGCAGTTATTGAACACATACATACGCGGGTATCCGTTCTCGTCAAACTGCAATCTGTAATGCACCTGCATCCAACCGGGTATGCGCTCGTGATCACCGGGAGAGAAGTATATCCCATAGTGTTCAGCCGTCTCTGCTATGCTTTCGCCTCGGGAGCTGTCCCATATAGCAGGGTCTGCCACGCTGTCCACAATCTTGCGGTTCTTCAGCCACGGGTGTTCGCGTTCAAAGTCACGAATACGTCGGAACTGCTCGTCGGGCGACCACTTCACGCCCTCGTTCGGGGTCTGCGTGCAGCCGTACATTTCCATAATGCGGTATAGCGTGCCGTCGTAGTCCACCGCCCAATAACCAAGAGAAAACGGCTTATTGTAGCCGAAGTCGTATGATCGCATGATATTCCAACCGCGGCACTCACCGCTGTTCAGGTCAAAAGGCTCAATGACGTGGGTGAAGCGGCGTTGCGCCAATGCTTCCTCCACGGTAATGCCCGCCTTGGTGCACAGATCAATATCGGGTGTCGGTCGAAAGTCCTCAAAGAACTGTCCCTCGAATATGTCCCATCGCCCGTATAACCACGCATCACGCAGCTTAGGCGGCAGGGCTTCCAATTGCTTGATGTAATCGGGTTGGCTCTCCATAAGTGCCTTGTTGTCGGTCACAAGGGCTTGAATAAACTCGTAGTCCCCGGGCACTTCCCCGCTCTCGTACTGCTTGTCTATGAACAGTCGCTTGATATAGCCGTGCGACACGCCACCGGGGTTGCAAGTGTAATAAATACGCTTGGGAAAGTTATTAACACCACGCACGCAGGCCGTGATCTTCTTGATCCACATTTCCTGAAGCTGCGTAGCCTCGTCAAGAAAGATAACGTCATATTCCGCGCCTTGGTATTGGTCAAGGTCTTTGTCGTTGTTACAGTAGCCGAATTTGATCGTGCTGCCGTTCGGAAAGGTAAATATCTTCTCTGACTTGTTATAACGTGCGATACCGTTCAGCTCTTCGCGCAGCTGATTGATATGGTTATTCACAAGCTCGGGGTATGTACGACGGACGATAAGCACCTTTATACCGCCAAAGCGTAGGCATAAGCGTTTTGCCTTATCACGCACCGCCCACGACTTACCGCCGCCACGTGCGCCGCCATAGCCTATATGCTTCGCGTGTGATGATAGGAACAGTTTTTGTCTTTCGTTTGGTTCTTGTAATACAAGCTGCCTCTTACTCATTCCATTCCTCCGGTCCTGCGGCGAATGTGATCTCGATCTCGCTTGCGGAATCATCTTCCTTGTCCGCTTGCTTGCGCAGGTTAGCGATCCTTGCCTCTTGCTCCCTGCTGTCGGCATCAGACTTGACGCCCAGCAGCTCGCGCAGATCGCAAAGGGACGCGGTCAAACGCCGTATAGCCGTCGTGTCCTTGGGGTCAACTGCTTCAATGGCTCTTTCAAGCTTGCCCGCAATCTTGCCGACCATCTTGTCATACTTTCTGACGGCTGCGGCTCTGTTACTGGATATTTTTTCAATGCTTTTCGCAATCGTTTTGTTTTTTACCTGTTCGCGCTGACTCGCCCAACCTTCTGCCTTTGCTCGTTTGCAAATGGTGGCTATGCCAACGCCGTACTTCTCTGCGAGCTTCCTGTATGACGTTGACTCGTCTGCGATATATTCTTCTCGTAACTGATTCCAATCCAACACACAGGACGTGCTCCTTTCTGTTTGATCTTACGAGTATATGATACAACAATGGCAAAGCAAATCTAAACACACCCCCCACGCAAAAAAAGACGGGGAATATGGTACTCCCCGTCCGTATGTATTATGTCGGATATTTGCTGTCAAGCGCCCGGCACACAAGGCAACGCTTGTGCCCTTGAATATTGTCGCAGTGCCGCGCCGTGTACTCCTTCAGCTGCTTTTTGTCCTCAAATACAAGATTGATAGTGTTTGTCTTGTCTGTCCCCTCACAGCAGATCCGATTGTCGTTATGCCTGCGATAAAATGGGCAGACCGCATACTTGGATACATACTCGGACATACAACATCACCTTTCTTTTATTTGTTCTGCTCGGCTTTTTCAAGCATCTTTTTCAGCCGATACTGCCAATCGCCGTCGTCAAGGTCGCCCGCTTCCTCACGGAATGCATGGTAGTAGAGGAATGCGAGCTTTTCCGCGCTCTTGATAAACTTTTTTAGCAACGCGGAATCCATCTTGAATTTCAACGTGGACGTCACCTTGGTGTCCAGCCCCACCTCAATCACCAGCTCGCCCGGCTCGTGCGGGATCTCGTCAAGGAGGTTGTCTTGCGGCGCGGGTCTGAAAACGACTCTGATCGGGTAGGTGTCCTCTTTTACCTCACACTCGTAACCGGCAGCAACCTCGCAGTACTGCATCAGGGCGTTTCTCGTAGATTCAAATTCTGTTCTTGCTTTCATTTTCGTAATTCCTTTCTTTTGTGGTTTATTTTTGAGTTAATGATTTACGTCAATATCGGGGAGCGCACCGTAGAACTTGACCTTGTAATGGTATGGATCTGTCGTTGTTCCCGTAATATCTTCGACTACGTAAATGACGTATTCGTTGAGATATACATAATTCTTCTTATACTGGTTCGCACCCGTCATGCAGGTCACAACCAATTCGCTCGTGGAATTGTTCGATATGCTCATATATCCTTCCATTTCCATAACGATCAGGTCGGTTCGAGCATTGTAAACGGTGATCTTGCGTACACATTGGAAGTTGTCAGCGGCTTGCGACAGATTGTGATTGACGTTATCTGCGGCGGTGCAAGAAGTGAAACAGAATAACGTAATGAGTGCAAGAAGTAAAATGCAAATAAACTTTTTCATAAAAATTCCTTTCTTTTTTTAGTTGTTTTTGTATTCGTATTTCTTTACGAGATCCATATACTTAATCGCATCAAGCAGTCTTACAATGCGAATGTCCATTTTATCAAGCTCCGCGAAAATCTCCCACGCGCCCTCTCTCTTGGCTGTGGCAAGCTCCGCTTCGTGCGAGCTATACAAGAGTGCGAGTTCAGCCCGATGCTCAAGTCGGATCTTGTCTATGGCCATGTTGCACTCTCGAGCTTTATCTTGTAACGCCTGAGAGTATTCAAGTTCCTGCGCGGCAAGTGCCTTTTCCAACCGCTCTACCTCGCTCTTGGGTACTACATCGGCGGCTGGAATATTGGCGATCGTGTCGTATATACTCACGCCATCAGAGAAAGTGATGTGTTCGGTAATGCTGTTTCTTTTCAGCAATTCCAAAACAAGTTCTCGATTTATATATGCCATATCATTCTCCTTCAGCCAAAAAAGCCACCCCACCAAAGCAATCCAAACTCAACTGCCGTGGCTATCAAAGTTTCCCAAAAATTATGTTTCCTCGTCTTGTATTTGCCGTGATCATGAGCTGCAATCAAAAGCGCAGCCCCGTAAATACAAATTAAAATCACTTTTGCTATTTTCATATCATTCTCCTTTCAACCAAACTTGTGTATTGCAAATAGGATAATAACCACGAATAAAGCCAACGGTAACAAAAAGCCAAGACCAATGAAAAGTATGCCATGGAATAATTCAAGAGTTTCCATATCATTCCTCCGTGTGAATAAAAAGCTCAGAGTTTATCCATTTGGGTTCTTTGCCTTCCTCGATTTTCAATACTCCAAGGAATTCAAGGCGTCCGTATCCCTCAAATCTGCTTACAGCGAAAAGACAGTTTACCGGACATTCCTCCTGAAGCTTTTCGATCACCTCGTCAAGGCTTTCGCCTTCGAGAATAAATTCTTCTTCGTATTTGAATAGGTCAGGTGTAAAAAGGACTTTCATCGGCAGCCCTCCTGTTCCATTTTTCGTTTGCTTTCTTAAAGCCGTCCTCTATGGTTTCACGGTTGAACAAGGACGGCTCTCCCCACGTGATTTTTTTGCGTATGTCACCAATACCGCCACGCGCTCCGCACTCTTTGCAAACAACCATTACACCCTCTGTGCCGTAAAAATACGGAACGAACAAGCCGTGCCGCAAGCGATCTCTGCCTGCGTTGCAGAATGGGCAGTTTTCAAGTTGGTCCTGCTCGTGATTTCGCAAAAATGCCTGTTTGCAATCGTCGCAAATGGACTCCGCAGGCGAACCGAAAGACACCTTCATTGCATTGCCGCATACCGGGCAATTGTACTTTTCAACCTTTGGCGGTTTGTAGTTAGCTTCTTTCATCGTCATTGTCCCCCCAATCAAGAGCCTGCCCGCAATGGACGCAATAATGCTCGCTGTCGAAAACGCGGAAGATGTGCGACCGGCAGTTGGGGTTCGGGCAGCAATAGCACTCTGCAAGGCTGCTCCCATCGCTGACGCGTCTGCCGTGATTTCTGAATCTTACATCAACAAAAACGGGTTTTTCCGGTATCTGCTTTTGCAAAGCCTCCGCGATCTTCTTTTCGTTCAAGATGATTTTCGTATCGATCCCATTTTCAACCGCAATTTGCTTGATTTCGCCAAGGATCATGCCATCAACCGCCTTGGCTCTTTCAATGGCTATTTTTTCAATCAGGTTTGCATGATAATACATGTCACTCAATTCCTTTCATTTCTTCAATTCTAAACTGCGGAAAGCCACAGGTCGGGAAGCACCGCGCCATTTCTCTATCAAGCCAAGCTTTCTGTTCCTCCTCGGTTTCGATGCGATCGTTACGGCGGTACATTCGTTTGAATAAAGCGATGTACTGAAGCAGCTGTTCCTCCGTCGCTCCCATACTATGCCAAATGCTACACGACATTTTGATCCAAATCTCTTGCGTGTCAGCCAACTGTGCGTCAGCGGCATCATACGAAGCGTCCGACATAGCCTTCATGAGCACGTCCTGTTCATACTGCGGCAATCTGTAAAACGACTTCGGCAGTTTCTTCTTAGGCATATTGCATTTCATATCAACCACCGCCTTTCATATAAACCATTCATAATTTCTCAATGGAGTTTGGTGTGGTTTTTCTTGTCTTACGATGTTCTGCAATTCAATCAATAAAGGTTTGGCACCGGGAAAATCCTCAAACCACATTTCCCTTATTTCTTTTTTTGCGTTCGGACATAGTACACAACCATCTCTCGTTGATAACTCATAAAGAGGAGATAAAATGCCGTTTTTTTCGCAATACTTTTTTGCTTCGTCCTCCGTGATGTTTTCTTCTACCAATATCGATCTTTTGAAGTCCGTTAATTGGGAATGTCTTTTTGTTTCGTCAACAGCAATCGCAATGCATTCATAATCGTATTCACCGACATCACATTTTTGCAATGCTTTCAATTTGCTGTCCCGCTTGAAGCCACATTGCCCAACGATAAAACAAGGAAATCCAAACATTTCTCCCTTATATTTCCCTCGTATCGCCCTGTGTGTAACATAATCCCAATATGTCATGCCGCTTACTATATGGACATCAGCGCCTAATCTTTCAAAGTAGCTGGCTGTTTGAATTATGTAAGAATAATGTTTCTCTAATAGCAACGGAATGGCTTCTGTAAACATGGGCACATAACATACAGCTTTTACCTTATCGCCTCTTTCGATGTGCATCATCACCGCGCAGGTGCTATCTTTTCCACCACTCCAACCGACTTTAACGACAGCCATATTACCCACCACCTTTATCCTCGAGCAGCAGATCCAAGGCGCTGACCTGCGCCTCGAGCGCGGCTTTCTCTGCCAAAAGCCCTTGCAGCCTATTTGCCGCGGTCATGATCATGTACCAACGACTGTAGGGAATGCCGCTATCGGCGTATTTTTTCAGCCAGTCGATCAGTTCCTCGGTCGTTTCAACCTTTTTTTCGTCTGCCATTTAGCACACTTCCTTTCTATTTGACTTTCCTATCCTTCATAGCCATTTCCAAAATAGCCTGATAGTGTGTTTTTTTCTTATAACGCTTGCCGCTTTTCTCGCATTCCACGACAATGCCGAAGTATTTTTCCATTTCATCAAGGGTCAGATAGTCACAGAGATAGTCAAATTGCTCGCTGCTCATCATGACAATTCCCTGCCCAAGCTCGCCACCCAAATACTTTCTCTGTAGCCCTTCCTTGACCTCTTGGCGGTAATCCTCGGCGTCTTGCCCCTCAAATCCAGCCTCTTTGACCCTGCTTTCGACGTATGCTTCCTCGCGCGCTATAGAACGATTGAATGAATGATATTCTTGTTCTTCTTCTCCTTCTTCTTCTATAGCGTGACGTCCCGTGACTTCTTCTTCCTCTGTCACGTGACTGTCACGTGACTTGTCACGTTGCTTTCTTTTCCGCAGGCGGTTCTGCTCGCGTATCTTTTCAAGACCATCGATGTTTTGATATTTCTCCCAAGAAGATACCTTGATAAATCCATCATCGTCCACGAAGATCTGCTCGTACATTGACAGAACGTCCAAAGCATTTTTAACAGTCTTTGCGGGCTTGCGAAGCTCCTCGGCAAGACCCTCCACGGTAAAAGGAATATCGGGCGTTACGTATATCATGCCGCCGTCGTTTACAGACCCAGCCAAGCACAGCAGCTTGACCCATATGATAAGAATGGTGTCGCCGCCTTTCATTTGCTCGATCTGTTTGAGTTTGCGGCTCACGTTGAAGGTGTTGACGTATAACTTTACCCATTGCACGTCTGCCATGTATATCACCTCACTTTCCGCAAGCCTTGACCTTGATCCCCCTCGGCACTTTTCGTTCCACCTTCTGTATAAATTCTGCTTCACGGCTCGTCGCGTCGGACAGGTGCAAAAGGTAAATTTCTCTGCACTCCGACAGATCAAGCGTAGAAAGATAGTCACAAAGGGTATCAATCTCCATGTGTGAATTGGTAATACGGTGACGCACCTTATCGGGCAGCTTCGTGCAGCGGTCAAGCACGCACTTGTCGTAATTGGCCTCAATCGCAAGGATATTCAGCCCGGGAAACTTATAGCGCAGATTGACCGTATCGGTCGCAAATGCAAGCACGTCGCCGTCCACGCGGCTCTTGATCAGAAAGCCAAGCGGCTCCGATGCGTCGTGAAAGGTGGTAAAAGGTACAATGTCAAGGCTGCCCACGTTGATTTGCTCCATGTGCTCGATCAGCGTTGCCGTGTCTGCGCCAAGGGAGAGCGCCGTGCCTTCGCTCATGTAAACGTCCATACCGCGCGTCAAAAGATCAACGGCGCATTGTGCATGGTCCTTGTGCTCATGGCTTACAAAGCAAGCCGCGAAGTCCGAGAGGGTAAAGCCCGTGAGCTTCTGTAATTGCTTGTAGGAAACCCCGCATTCAAGAAGAACGCGGGTATCTTTGTCCCCCACAACGTAGGCGTTCCCGTGTGACGAGGAAGCCAATGACTTAAAGATCATATAGGGCACACCTCCCCGGTGCTCTTATTCACTTCAATCGTTGTATCGGGCGCGTGGTCTTTCTGATACTGCGTGGATTTCTTGATCTTGTCCTGAATCCACTCGGGAATTTCCGCAAACACCTCGTCGTTCCAATGCTCCATGTCCCATTTAATAGGAGCGGTCGCGGAGATAGGTGCGGGAAAGCCTCTCGGGATAGGCATAAGGTTATCCACGTTGGCGTATTCCTTGGTCTCGTTCAAAACTACGTTGAGCTGACAAGCCTTGCCGATCTGATCAAATACGTCAAAGTCCAAAAACTCTTCGTCGGAATAACTCTTGCCGTTCCACGATTCAATAAACTTGCGCAGATTACTCTTGCTCGATCCCGAAAAGGTGAACTCTTTGGAAAGCTGACGGGGCTTGACCTCACCGTCAATCTCAATGGTTTCTCCCGGCAGCTCCCAAACGAACATGCACTTGTAGGAATAGTTTTTGAACTTCTCGGAATACTGCTCTCCAAGATCGATCACGCCGACACATACTGCCATGTATACGCCTGCCTCTACCGGCGGCACTTTCGGTTTTGCTCTGTCCTTAATTTTCATAGTTTACTCTCAGCTCCTTATCTGCTTCCGAAACTACAAGTCGGATAATTTGATTGTTTGAATGTTCCAGTCTCGTTACGCTCTCTGCGTTATCCACAAACAGAGGAACGCTTACACCGTAGGCGGTAGACAGAGTGTTGATAATGTCGATACCAACGTTGATCTTTGCGCCGCTGTTCAGGTTGATGTACGGAATACCGTCAAGCATGACGTCGCAACGGTCCTCAATGCCGCCGTTTGCCTGCTCGCGGAACAGACGGAATTTTGCAACGCGGAAGAGGCTGTTGATGCTGTCCTCAACGAACTGGGTCTTGTATCTCGTGTATTCCTCGATCAGATACAGCATATTTTCGATGGATTCAAGAGCAGCAGCAGCGTTGCGTGCGTCCTCTTGCAGCTCTTCCACGCGGCGGCGGGAGTATTCAAGCAAGGATTCCTTGCCCAGTACCTCCATGCGTGCGGCTATCTCTCTCTTGACCGCCAAAACCTGCTGTGTAAGCTCACTACGCACGGCAGAGGTATTCATCATCATGTCGGCAAGCTCGCCGTTCAAAGCAGCGATTCTGTCCGTGATAGCCTTATGCTTGTCCATATATCCCGCCATGTCAACGGGCTCTACGCTGGCAGCCTCTGCGCGGTCGATCTCTGCCTGCTTTGCTTCCATGCAGGTCTTAACGAGAGTGATCTCGTCCTCAATGGTTCCGATTCTCGCCTCAACGTCTGCCTTGGAGTCCTTCAGCGTGTTGGCTGCATTCTCAATCTCGCGGTGGCGTCTGCGCTTGTCCGCTTCAAAAGCGTCCTTGGCTGCCTGAATTTGCGCTGTGGGGAGCGTTTGACCGCAGGTGGGACATACGCCGCCCGCAAAGGTTTCGTTGTTTACAGCGTGCCAGCGTTCGCGGCAAGCGGATATTTTATCGTTAAGATCGGGAAGCTTTTTCTTTTGGCTCGCAAGCGCAGCCTCCTTGGTCTTAAGCTCGGTCTGATAACGCACAAGCTCGCGTCGCAGCGCAGCCACGTCCACGCTGCCCTTGATTTGGGATTCGCGGTAAAGGTTGTTGTCGCTCTCCAGTATCTTCAGCTCGAACTGCGCTTCCTTGATCTCCATGCGCTTGGCCTCAGCGGCGGTGTCATGCTCAATGGCAATCACTTCGGCTTCAAGGCGATCTTTCTTGCCGGTCAGCGCGATCACCTCGGCGCGTGTTCCCGCAAAGTCGATCTGTTGCACGTCGGCAATGGTCTTTTGGCATTCGCTGATACGCGCGGGGATCTCGGTCTTATCCACCACAAAGCCGCGCTTCTCGGCGGTAAGCTTCTTTTTGTAGTCCTCAACGGAAAGCTTGCCCATGCCCTCGATCAGAGGAATAAAACGCTCGTCGATCGCCATGATGTGCGCATCGTCGGAAACCGCCGCCACCTTAAAGAGAACGGCGCGTCTGTCCTGCCACGTAATGCCGTCTGCAAAGTGCGATACGCTCGTCAGCAGTCGGAACGTGTCCTCGCTCACCAATTCGTCAACCTTATCGCCAAAGGTGTATTTCTTCACGGGAACACCGTTTATGTAATACTCGCTCGTGTTGCCGTCGTAGGTCTGCTCGCTGCGTCCGCGCTTGGTAGTCCATATTTCTTTGAGCGTGCGGCGCAACGTGATCTCTTCGCCGTCTGCAATCAGAACAGCCTCAACCGCCGTTTCTGCCAAATGGTCAAGAACCTCGCCGTTTTCGCCCAAGGGCTTGATCTCAATGTTCTTCTCGCCGTTACCCTTGCTGTCCTTGCCGAACAGCAGCCAAGTCAGCGCGTCGTAAATGCTGGTCTTGCCCGAGGCATTGTCGCCGTAAATAGAAGCGTTGCTGCCGTTAAATTCAAGCGTCAGGCTCTTGTGGCACTTGAAGTTTTCAAGCGCAAGTCGCATAATTTTGATGTTTTTCATTCCTTTTTCCCTTTCCCTTATTTCGAGTAAAATTTTTCTTTGTCGGAGATATAGAACACAAAATAAAAGTGTT